TGTTAGACGATCTTATCAAGCAAAAAGAAGAGGGAATACTTGAGCCTAAGATGAACCTCGTTGGTTGGAAGAAGCTTTCAAAAGCTGGTAATCCATATCTTAGAATAATTGCTAACATTGAAAGAGATAGAAAAGAACAAAATCAAAGCTATCAAAATCCAGTTCAACAAGTTCAGCAAACAAACAATTCTAATAATATTACAGATGATGAAATACCATTCTAGAGGAGAAAGACATGGAAGAAGTAAAAACAAATACTGATGCTCTAGGTGTTCCTAGTGTTAATTTTGAAGCAGTCAAAACATCAATGATGCAAGACAAAAATGGAACCAATATAAGATTAACAATACACCCTAATGATGTTCCACCAGAATTGCATAAGGACTGGATAGGTTCTAGGTATATGGTTGTCATGGTAAAGTTAAACGAAGATGGCACTCCAGATAACGGAGAAAACAATGTCAAAGAAGTCTGATAACAATGCAGACATATCATCTGATTTTCTAACAGTAGATGGTGTCGCTAAATACTTGTCTATAAGCAGACCAATGGTTTTAAAATTGGCAAGTGATCCAGAAGAAAACTTCCCTAAAGGTTTTGGTATTATAAAATCAAGAACAAGAACTAAGTACCTATACAAAAAGGAAGACCTTGCTTCTTGGATCGAAAGCAAAAACGATAAAGGTTAAGGTTAATTTATGCGTACTTTGTATGAAAACAATTTTAACTTAAAATCAGAAAAAAATGTTATAAGCTACGTTTCAGATCTTTGGAACGTAGCTTCTTTTAAACTGCCCATGTCATACAAATTAGATTATGCCATGTATCGTAATGATAATTTAGTAGGTTTTGCAGAAGTAAAATGTAGAACTCACAATTTCGGAACATTCCCAACATATATAATATCTTTAGCAAAGGTCTTGGAAGCTAGAAGACTTGGCAAAGAAACAAACACTACTCCAATACTAATTGTATCGTGGACAGACAGAATAGGTTATCTGGATTTTTTTAATCATCACCATATTAAACAAGGTGGAAGATCGGACAGAAACGATTGGCAAGATCAAGAGCCTATGTGTCACTTCAATTTAAAATACTTTAAAATGATAGGAACAAAAAATGAAGAAAGATAACGTAAATAGACCAAGCCATTACAGAAAAGGTAAGGTCGAGTGTATAGACGCAATCAAAAGTGCCACTAGTGATGGCTACCAGTTTTACCTACAGGGGAACATCATCAAGTACATGTGGAGATTTAATCATAAGAATGGATTAGAAGATTTACAAAAGGCTCAATGGTATTTATCAGAACTAATTAAGATAACTAAGAAATAGTTATTGTCGCAAGTTGGTCGCTGAACCCTAGTTCAAGACCATCATAAGACAATGGTAGTGAACCAAGTGTACCAAAAAACATAACATTATAATTTGGCTGCGTAACAATTTGCCACTGTTAACGTTAACTTTTAGAAAGTATTAAATTAATTTACAGTTTATTTTTGTGCAGCCATACTATCATACCTTCGTGTATAGCTAACTTTTAGAATAACGATCACTTAGTCAAACGGCTTTCTGGATAAACCGAATAGTCTAGAAGTAGTATTGTTAATGTTAACTTTTAGCCTGCTTTTTTAAAGCCAACTGTTCTCATCATTATCAAACCTTGTCTCATCAGTTCATTTATCTTTTCTCTTCTAAGCCTTTTTAGGTTTAGTTTAGTTTCTTCTGGTATTCTAGGGTTACTTTCAATTTCTTTTATCTGCCTTAACAGTCTATTTCTGGCATTGTCTATAGCTTTAATTCTTCCTGCAATTCTTAATTGATCCTTATGTCTCGTGAATAGGCTTCTTACAGTATCGCCATCTCCAGACTTCTTAGCTAAATCTATCCTAGCAAGTATTGTATACAAGTCTTGTCGGTTCTCCAGATAATTACCTACATCTTCTCTTTCACTAGGACTTATTACCACTTTTCTAACTAATGGTATTGCCCTCATTATATCGCCCTCAAAGTCTCCTTTAAGAGCATCAATAACATTAAATGGTGCTTCTAAAGAGCGTTGTGCGAAAGCACCTGCTCCACCTGCAAGGTAGTCGAACCAGAATTCCATAGTGTTTGGAGAGAAGTCTATAAAACCACTCTCAACTTGATCTCCACCAGTTAAACTGTTTATCGTTCCAGATATAGACTTAGCTATTGTACTTGTATTAGACCAGTAAGCTTGACTATCTGGTGTAGGTCTAGATGCGAAAGTAGGACTTTCCTTAAATATTGGATCGCCTTTATAATCTTCGTTTATAGCTAAACTTACAAAAGGATCAAATACTGTAGGAGAAGCTAAGTTATACATATTGTCAAATCCACCAAAAGGACTTATTGACTCAAATGCAGTTCCAAAAATAGTCCTTGATGCTTCGCCTGAAGTGTATTCTCCTCTTGCAGTTCTACTTAAAGCTCTTCCAAAATTAGTAGCTAGATTTAATCCATAAGATAAAGGTATCTGTATAAACTTGTCTCCAGCTAATCCAAAAGTAGGTAAGATTAAATTATGTTCGAGAACGTATCTAGGTAATTCATCATAATCTTTAATACCATCTTCGTCTTCATCTCCAGATAATAAAGAATTAAGTTGATCTTGCATGATGCCGTAGACAACCAAACCAGCCCAAACTTTTCTTACCTTGCTTGATTTAGCCGCAGCGTTTATAAGCGCCATCGATCCCTGAAGGGATGCGTTGTAAAACAAATACCAAGAATTCATAAGTGTTTTGTTTTCACCACCTTTAGCAAAGTTCACGGTTACGTTCCTTGCTGCCTGTGCAGCCCGGGCCGGAGAAACGCCACGCTTAACTAATGAAGTAAATGTTGCTACACGAACACCATTCTCAACTGCTGTGTTATAATCATCTAAAAAGTTTAATAACTTTCTTGTAAATCCATTTTTATTTAAACCTAACTTGCCTTTGATTCCTGTATTAGAAATGTCTCCTAAAATACTTCCTATATTATCAATCTGATCTTGAAGATCTCCCATTTGGTTAGTTGCGTTTTTACCACCTGCATCTACAAATTTTTNATATTCTTTAGACCAAAATGTTTCTTGTCCGCCTCTTAACACTGCGGCTATTCCTTTAACTGCTGACAATGTGCTAGTTAAAACTTCNTTTGTCATTCCTTTTTGATCATACTGTTGCATGTTTACACCAGCTGCCTGTAAATCTNTTGCAAAGTTTGGAATAACAAATGATGGATTGTATGTAGTGTTTATACTAGAAAGATACTTATTCATCTTTCCTAAAGCTTTAGTGAACTTACCTACGCTCTCAGGACTAAGGTGACCTTTTAAAGCTCTTCCAATTCTTTTGTCGTAAAAGTGAACCTTAACTTCTGTGCCATTTTCTTTTATAGTCAATATGTTTTCAGGTTTTAAACCTTTAGTCTCTGTAACTATTTCAGCTATATTACCCATTTCTTTTGCCAAAGAATCGTTGATAGCAAAGCTTCCATCAGCTTGTTCTTCTTGGCCTCTTAGAAGGTCCACAAAAGATCTGCCAACCTTATTTCTTTCACCTCTATCTATAGACCTTTGATTTTGTGCCATTAATGATGCAACTATATTTTCTGCATATTTGTTTTGACCTGTTGCACTACGGTCCTCCTTGCCAGCTGCGCCAAACAAGTTGGTAGTCATTCTTGTTTCACCCATTAAATCTTCAGAAGATTCAACTTCCGAGTCAATGTCGCCCCGTAAAGGAACATAGTTATCATAAACTTTTGATTTAAAATTACTGTCAAGAAGATTTGAGTTTATCAAACCACTTTCAAGACGTTGTTCATTTGTATTTGTAACAATATTTTTAGCAAAAACTTCTATTTTATTTAGGTTAGTTTGTTCTGCTGTGGTCAAAGTACTTAACCAATCTAATATTGCATCAGATTCAGTGTTTTTCATACCTGATCCTGATTCTTGAGTTGATGTTTTATTTTTATTTATAAAATTATTTCTTTCTTTAGCATGACGTGCATAAAGGATGGCATCTGCAATAACTAATCTTTTGTCTATATACTTACTCTTCATCTCACTAACAAAACCACTTACTTGAGATAAAGCTAAAAACNTTTCATCAGTAACGTTAATAGACTTAATTGTTTCAGCCATAGGNTCAAACAACTCTTTTTGTANTCTNTCTACTTTTGCTCCTGCTCTACCATGAAACAACTCTTCTTGCATGTATGTGTCTAAAGCATCAGCTATATTGTAACCTTGTTTCTTAAGCTCATCCATTAAAGCACCAATAGGTAACATGGCATCTTGAAACTTAATTAATATTTTTTCTGCTTCTTTTTGTGCTTTCTCTTTTTCTATCTTACCAAAGGTAGCTTTTGATACTATTTTGCCTAATACTTTAGAAAGATTATTGTATTGTANATTTAATCTTTTTGCTTCTACATCTTGTACAATTTGATCNGAATCAGGAGTTGTGTCAGTGTTAGGCATAACTGCTTGTGACATAAATCTTTTGTTAGAATCTTCTAAGATTATTGTATTAACAACATAAACAGGAACAGATTTATTAGAACTGTTTGTATAAGTATCTGGCTTATGTTTTAAAATTAAAGATAANCTTTTTTCTTTGTTATTTTTNCCTGCTATTCTTGCTCTATCCCANACAAGGACTTTGTCTGCNGTGATGCCATCAAACTTTTCTCTTACACCATTGTTATATTTGTATGCTTTAAGCATTTCGTATATAGCAGTTTCAACATCTTTGTACTTAATCCAATTACCTTCTTCTGTAGCAGTAAGTAACTCATCTTTTCTGGATGGTTTGTTTCCTCTTTCACCAAGTATGTGAGCCATGCCTTCACCAGTGTAAATAGGATTACCTAAATTATCATTGCCTTTATATTCATGAAATCCTTCTGTTAACAATACACCAAGCTCGCTTCCTCTAGGGCCCCTTACACGACCATAGTAGAATTTATTACCAAATATATTAGTAGAAGGGTCTGCAAGTGGAACATTAATAACTTTATTTGGATTAGGACTAACAGAAAACTTTCTATTAAAGTTATCTATTTGCTCATGTAAATCAGCTAACTCTGTTTTTTCTTGTTCTGTTGCATTTTCAGTAACATCATATTCTTCTACTTCTTGACTGATGTCTTCATCTGTTTTTTCTTGTGTAGTGATATCATTTGGGTTAGAAACTCCTGCAATCTTTGCTTCGGTATTTGTGTCACTATCGAGTCTGATTCTCTCTGGATCGGGGAGTGCTTCTGCGATTTTTTCATTTTCTATTCCTTTTTCTCTAAGTACAGATATTGCACCATCAACGTAATCATTTTTAAGTCCTTGACCTTTTCTTACGCCATAAGCTTCTAATAAATCTTTCTCTGCATACCAAAGAAGAGCTTGTATATCAGCATTAGATATAACTATACCATTACCAGCAAGTATTTCTCTGGCTCTGTTAATAGTTTGACGCATAAGAAATCTATCGCTACCACTTCTAGGAGCTTCAACAATTTGAACATTTTCATTTCTATTAAGACTTTGAGCCGCTAAATCAAGCTCTGTTTTTTTCTCTCTTAATGCTTTTGGAGTTCTTTTAAAAATATTTTGATACTGGTTGTCCAAAGCGGCTGCCAAATCCGATGCGGTAGCTTCGTTAACTATATCTACATTTGCTTCTTCTTTTGCATTTTCTATAGCATTAATAAGAAAGTTATTTCTAGATTCTTTTACTGTTT